GGGGTCAATTATTGACCGTGCACAGACAAAGGGAATTAATAATATTGATTCCAATGTAAGAGATATAGACACTCTCCTTGCAGGTTTCTCAGCGGAGGAGAGAGTGACAATTCTCGAAATGGCTATCGTAAAGCTTGCTGCAAACGGTAAGTTTGGTTATAGCAACGATAGTGGTAAGAAGAAAGACGGTGGCGGAAACTACAATCGATTTCTTGGAGGAAATCGTTATTAATTAAAACAAGGGGTTGAGAATATTTTCTATTCTCAACCCTTTATTTTTTATAAGGAAGTGATAATTAATATGTCAGAAATACGTGTATTTCATTCGCATATTGAAGTGTATCCATATAAACAAGGTGATATGTTTCCATTGGAAAAGATATTATCTAAATTTGATACTATTACACATAGGTATATTCCTATTGGATATTTTATTCAAAATAATATTCTGTATTTACCAAGGGGAATTAGTTTATCTATGTTACAGGGTATGTTTAATAATATACCAACTATTGAAAGAGAACATGACCCTTGTGCCAAAATAAAAAAATGTAAGATGACATATGAACCAAAAAATCGTATACAAGAAGAAGCAATATCATTTCTTACTTCTACTGGAAAATTTCAACGAGGAGCTGAATTTTCACAATTTAGTTTAAATTTAGATACTGGTGATGGTAAAACGTTTTGTATGTGTAGTGCTATTCTTAAGTTAGGACTCAAATCTATAATAATTACACATAAAGAACGAATCAAAGAACAATGGATAAAAACTTTCACAGAAATGTCTACAGTTAGTGAAACACAGTTATATGATATAAATGGTTCAGAGTCTATTGATTTAATAATGAAAGGTAATGTAAAAGCAGATATATACTTTGTCAATCATCAAACGTTGAGTTCATATGCAAGAGTTCATGGGTGGACAGCTATACGAGATTTCTTTAAGAAGATTAAAGTTGGGATAAAAGTAGTTGATGAAGCCCATAAGTTCTTTGAGAACTCATTGATGATAGACTACTTTTCAAATGTAAAGAAATCATTTTACCTCACTGCTACATTTACTAGAAGTGATCCTAAAGAAATAAAAATATTTAAATCAGCTTACTCGTCAGTATATCGTTTTGGTGAAGAGACGATGGATTATGAAGAGAAACGTAAGCATATAGTATTTATAGTTGTTTATTATCACAGCAGACCAACACTACAACAACGAAATCTTATTTCAACGTCATATGGATTTTCATCATATAGATATATTGATTATGCATTAAATGAAGAAAATAACAGTATGATGAAGGTTCTTCAAAGAATAATTACTCAGACAGAAAATCTTAATGGTAAGACTCTTATCATATCTCCAAAGATTGAATCTGTTGAATATATTGCAAAAGAACTTGATAAGTATACAGATAAAACAGTTGGTACTGTTCATAGTAAGAACAGTGTTAAACAAAATGAACGTGGAATTAATTCGGATATCATATCTTCTACGGTAAAATCAATAGGTGAGGGTGATGATATTAAAGGATTAAGGATACTGATTAATCTAGAACCAATAGGGTCAAAAGCATTGGCTGACCAATTACGCGGTAGATTACGTGAGTATTCTCATGATGATGATACGTTCATGTTTTATCCAGTAGACACATCTATCAATGAAACTGTGGTATTTTTAAGAAGAATTATGCCAGTAATGAAAAAGAAATGTAAAGAAATAATAATGATACACATGGATGATATTTAGATAAAATTAAGAAACGGATTAATTTAATCCGTTTCTTAATTTTTTTAGGTATATATTATTTTTATATATTTAAAATAAATTTAGGAGGTTCTATTATGATGAAAAGACTTTTACAAAAAATATTTAGTGGTGATATTTTAGTTATTAATGCGTTTATATCATCGCTAATGTTTGCGGTAGTGTTACCGTATAACCAAAAAGCCATCTTTTCAGTATTACCTGAAAAATACTACTCAATGTCGGTAATACTTGAGTGTATTGGGGTGGTTGTGTATTCTAAATTATGGAACACTTATCGAGAAAAACTATATAAAAGATTCGTTTTGTTTTCGGTACTTGATTCATTACATTTCGTTGTATCACTTTTCTTATATTTGCTAACAAAAAGTATAGTAGTTTACTATATAATAGATACCATACTTTTTACTATATTTTCCAGAAATGTGATTTCTGGATGTAATACATTGTTGGCAAAGAGATATAGTGACCCTGAAAAGCGGAATTGTTATGATAATAACATAGCATCAGTCTCTGGTGTTGCTACAATATTAGGTAGTAGCTTGTCAATATTAGTTTCACATATAGGATTTATAGTCGTTGTTATAATAATTACAATATTGAATTTGATTGACAATATCTTATTCATAGTTGTAAAAATAAAACAAGACAAACATGACTAAAGATGAAAGAATATAGGTATGCGCCTATATTCTTTTTTTATTATAAAACCGTAAACTTAATAATTTCATATATATATAATCTCCATGTAATAAGATAAATAATAACTTAATCTAACTTCATAGCGAAGGCGTCAGATTAAGATATTATAGATTATTACATAAAAACAGTTAAATGGTTTCTCGGAATCTATGTTCCCTCTGTTTACCATAGTCAATAAAAACAGAGTATGATTACAAGGAGGTAATCATTATGACGTTATCTGAAAAAATGGAATTAGCAGAATTAATTCGTGGTATCGTTCGTGAAGAGCTGCAGAGAGTGCTTGCGGAAGAAAATGTATGCAGCAGCAGCACTACCACAAACAGCAACAACGCCGAAGCTTATTTAAATAAAATAAGCCCGATGATGAAGAACTATATGAGCATGTCTGCTCTATATGATATCAGTAAAGAAATGAAGTCAGTACTCACTAGTGAAGAAATCAAGTGGGTCATTATCCATCTTAACTCAACTGGACCGTATGGTAAGAAAAACGACAAGGACTTAAGTGAGCTGCTGTTTAAGTAAACAATAAGTGCGGTGTGAACAATTGTTCACACCGCACTTTATTTTTTTATTCAATTACAAAATATTTTCTTAAATGATCTTTCTGTGATAAATACTTTTTTTCATTTAGTTTACCATGTTTTTTATTATAGGCTTCTTCTCTTCTAGTTTCGGCATCAGCACGTATTTTATCAATATCATGTTTTCGTTTATTCTCTCTTTTACGAGATATAAAATTAAACTGTCTTCTACTAGAATATCTAAGCATATAAATTTCTCCTTGTTATAATAACATTGAGTCTACATCAATTTGTCTAGATTTTACTAAGTTTTCATGGAATTTTTTCATTCCTAAACGTTTAGTAGTTTCAGCAGGACGGGAACATAATAAACCTATATTAATTTTACCAAGTTTATAATAGAAGTCACCTGCACATTTGTTACACAGACATTTAGTATTTCCATATCCTACACAGAACATGGGACTTCTTAATTTAACAGTTTTACCGATATATTTAGGAAGTACCTCGTTTGTCAAACAAACAAGTTTTGAACCTTCAATAATATATCTATATGCAAAATCGTCATAACCTTTTTGAGGTATAGTAATAGTTAAATATCCTAAACTTCCACAATCTGAATCTTTAGGTCCTAATACTTCTGCTTGCATTGCAGAGATAAGTTCTTTTGAAAGATAGCCAGATACTGCTGTACCCTTTGCTTTAGGATAAGCTCCTCCAATAATTTCATTAGAGTGCGCAGGAATATCTTTTTTATCAAGACCATCAAGTAATGCATTAGTTAGTATATTAAATCCACCATACATTTCATTTTTAATTGCACCTCTCATAAGGTACATGTTTTTATAGTTATTACCTATTGAACCACGAGCACCAGACACATAAAGGTCCATACCAATATCATCTTTAAGAGCTTCTTTTGTTTTAGCAATAAGTTCTTTTTCAATGAGCTCAGATGCTTTCGGGTCTCCATTAGCAAGTTCATTTTTATACTTTTCTAAGAGCTCCTTTTTCAGTTTCTTTACTTCGGGCGGAACTTTAAGAATGGTTGGTGTAAATGACGTTGTTATTACTGCATGGAATTGGAGACCTAACCAGTCACGCATATCCGTATATTTATACATCTGATCAACTGTTACTTTGTCATCTTTTAATCCTGCGGTTATAGTATTTTCTACTTTTCCAAATCCACCATCGTCAAGTACATAATTGACATATCCAAGTATATTTCCTAATCCAACTTCTTCAATCATTAATTTATTAAAAATAAATCTACCTAAAGTTGTTTTTGTCGGACTTGATACTAATGGATATTCACTTGGAGTTATTGTTAATATATCTGTACATGAATATTTTGATTTACTTGCTTTTTTAGGTTTTTCAACTTTTTCTTCAGGTTTCGTAGTTTCTATTGTTTCAATACTGACAGTATTACCAAACCATTCAACTAATTTAGAAAAAGTTATATCACCAGGTTTTAATGAAGTGAAGTATTCAACATCTTCATTACTGAGGACTCTATCAGAAGATTTTGGTTCTTTAGTCATTGTGTAGAATGTTTGTATAGCCTCATTTTCAACTTTACGTATATTTTTACCAGAAGCATTTATAAAGTATGATTTACTATTCATAGCACGTCTACACTCTTCATTAGCTTCCTGAGTAAAAACAATTTTAACCGTTGTCTGATCACCATCATAGTCGCCATCGAGTCCAGGTAAATATGAATTCGAGAACTGAACAGAATCGATGAACTTACTAGCCATTTTATCTGCAGGAACATCAAATTCTATACTTGGATACCATGGATATACTTGACCATTGTATGAAGCTACAATAGTCTTTGTTGTTGATACCACTCTTATTTCTGCTAAGAATATGCCAAATTCATCAAGTAGAGGATAACGTGTTACAAGACAGAATTTATCTTTTGTAACATCATATGCAGCCATATATAAAATATCTGTCCATGTTAGATATCTATTAGCTTGTGTTGCTAACTCTACTTGAGTATTAGGATCTAATATTTTTCCTTTAAATCTTAAATAACCTTTTTTATTAGTACCTTCTAATGGAACTTCGATCTTATTAAATCTTGACTCGGGGTCTTTAATATAGAGATCAATCATTTTCTTAAAATATTTTTCGTTAAATGTTGATGATGGGTCTTTTAACTTAACTAACCCAGTATCAGCATTGTTAAAACCATATACAACATTTGCTATTTGACTATTGTCAATGAGCTCTCTCTCAAAAAAGTTTTTAACCCAGTACATAATAAATGGATATGCCAAACTACAAACTTGTGATATAGGAATTGCAGCATGCCTGAAATCAGTTAACATGTCTTCAGGTCTTTCAGCATGAAACGTGGGTGCTGTTATGACAGTACGTGTACAATAGTCAACGTTTCTTCCTAATAAGTATTTACGTAGTAATCCATTTTTCTTTTCAAGCTTTGTTTTAAAATAATCATATATTTCAACAAGAGTATTCTGTATATTAAAATTAGTAGCACTAAACTGGAAATCAAAGACATCTTTATCTTTAACAAGATTGGTATATCTAATTAATTGCGAATATAATTGATTTATATTTCCAGTCTCACCGCTACCACTTTTACTATATGTTACATCTCTATAAAAAGCAGGTATTACTAAGCAATAATGAATAAATATCTCATTTTTTTTACTTTTAGTAATAAGGTCAATTCTTTCGTTACGCATACCTTGTTCTATAGAGTATTCCCATTTTATTTTATTCCAATTATTATAAAGGAAATCTAAACCAGTATCTCCATTATCATCTTTTACAAGTTTTCCATCTTTATCAATAGAATAGTATTCCTCACCGTTTATAATTCTTTCTACATTTCTATACAAACGTTTCAATGCTTTATAAATATGAGGATGAAAAAAATAACCATGAAGATTGATATATGCAAAAGTTTCTTTTCTGGATTTTGTTGTTATTCCAAAGATTTCATTAGATATTAATCCATTTGGATGAGGTATACCTCCTCTTTGAAATAAAACACCAGATGTAACTTCTTGTAGATGATTCAATTCAATGAATTCTTCCATATTGAATAAATCAATTTTCAAATTTATCACATCCTTTATATTAAATATTAACCTATTGTTTTTAATGGGTATTTTTAGAAACAGACAAATATATAAATATTTTTAAAGAAAGAAGGTAATAATAGATATGTTCAATAATGATTTATTTACTGAAGCGTATTCGGGTAAAACTAAGACTCTTTTGAAAATAGAAAAACTTTTGGATGATATGAGTAATAGAATGAAAGTAGACCCAAATGCTGATTATACCAATTCGTTTGAAAATAAGCAAATCTGTAATCTTTTTAAAGAACAATTTGGATTTAAAAATGTATATATAATTTGGAGAAGAACTCCTAGAATGGCTCCCAATGCATTTACATTAATAAGTGTTAATGTATTATGGAGAGATAAAGGAAAATTCTATGATAAGAACAAAAAAAATTTTTATGATAAACATCATAAACATACAGTATATATTGAAATATCACAGTCAATGGCTAGAGATATGGACTTGAGTGGTGCTGAGTATTTAGCTATAATTTTACATGAGATTGGACATAATTTTGATGCAAGCCCTTATATGGTAATTTCTGTAATATTTAATTGGATTAAATTATTGGCACAGATTATAACCAGAACTGTTATAATAGATCCTGAAACACAAGAGGAAATAGTCATGAAGGGAATCAATCCTCAAGCAATATTATCAATGGTACTTTCTACTAATCCTGGTAAAGCTGTTTATGGAACAATTCAACACGCATTTGAACTCATCAAAGATGTATTTAAACCTATAAAAAGATTTATGTCATTTTTAAGGATGGTATCTAGTGAATTTATAAAAGCTATAATAAAGATTACCACTCCCATTTTAATAGTTCCTCAGACTTTAATATATGGTATATTAAGTCCTGTATATCATTTAATGACTGTTCCAACACGTAAAACAGAAATATTTGCTGATTCATTTGCATTATATTATGGCTATAGTGTTGAACTTTCCAAGGCACTCGATAAACTTACGGACGGACTAATGACCCGTAATAGTAAAGGAAAAGTTGTTGAGCTCACTGGTATTAATAGGTTACTTACCGATATTGCCATGACACAATATTATTTAACACTGGTTCTTATTGGTGCAGACCACGGGTCTAATGAAACACGTTTATTAACAAATATGAAAATTATTGAAAAAGAATTGAACGAAAATAAATATCCACCCGAAGTAGAAAAAGATTTGAGAAATCAGATAAATGGATTAAAAGAAGTATATAGTGTATTTAAATCTGGAGGAGAACAATCATTAGCTCTTTTAGGTGGTGCACGTGAAATAGTTGAATCAATATTTGGAGGAAGATCTGATTATATAGCTAAATTTTTTCCAACATATATTGCAACTAAAAATGATGAACCTTTAAATTTAGAAGAATCTACTGATACAGAAATTGATGATATAATTGATTCAATTATATCAAATGATGAGTAAATAAAAAGAATCTGATACTTATTGTTAGTATCAGATTCTTTATTGTTATGTATTAGAAGAAGGATTATGTGGCATAGCTCTCATCTCAACCATTAGATTAGCAATAAATGAGTCACCATTTTCTTGTAGGTATTTTTGATATCTATCTTCAAGTGCTTGTAAAACATATACTTCAATATATCCTTTTGCTTGACTATCATAATATTGCAGGGTGATAAAAGATCGTATGCTTTCTTTATCGGATTCTATCAATAAATTCATGTTAGAATGGACTACATCTATTTTTGTACTTATTTGCTCTTGTTTTTCTTCGTATTTTGTCATCCTCGTTATTATTGATTGATCTTTTTCTTCACTTAATTCTTTAAATTCACTCATCTTTGTATTAATATCGGTAATAGCACTATTAAAATTAGCAGACATATCTCTTACACTTTTAGCAAGTTCTAACATTTCATCTTTAAATTCAGTATTATCGCGACTTTCATTTGCCCTTTGTAATATTTCAGCATCATGTTCAGCTATTTGTTTTTTTAACGTTTTATAAGCCTTAAGTATAAAACCACCACAAACAACAATAACAGATAGAGCTATACCGAGCCCTGGAGCGACTGAATTCATAAAATCAATAAATGTTCCCTCCATAATTCATATACCCTCCTTAGGTAGAAAAAATGTTTTATTATTGAATTGTTTTTATATGATATAAGCTACTCAATAATTATAAATAAATACAACATATAGATAAGGTTTTTTATTATGCATTAATTTTTTTCGTCCTTCCTATGAAAATAATGTGATAGCAAAATATTTTGCTATCACATTATTTTTTTACTTCCTATTAATATCAAGATAATTAGCTAAATAATACTTATCTTCTCGGTTTTTATTAAATCCAAGATCAATTATATCAACTGGATATGATGAGAACATGTCATTATGAGTTATTAAAAAACTCTGTTCAGAACCAATTCTATCTATTTGATTTTCCAGTATTCTTATGAATTTTTCTCTGTTCTTTATATCCAATGGCCCATCAATTTCATCTAATAGCATTATATTATATTTACTCAATGTTTGAGATGCTAAACCAAATGATAGTGCTATTGATAAGAAACTTAATTCTCCTTGAGATGCATATTTAACATCACTTATCAACTCTCCCCTATTATAAAAGGGAATTGAAAACTCGGTAGGAGTAATTTTAAAATCGTCCAGATATATTTGACCATTAAAGGCTATATCCAATAATTCATTTGTTATTTCAACAGTATTACCAAGATAGCTTTTTATATAGTATAATGGCATTCCTTTTTTTGATGACAACGCTTCTTTGGTTAACGTCATTTCATCAAATTTTATATTATATAAATCCAATTCTTTTTTAATAGAATCATATTGATCAATATTTGATTGTAATTTCTGTATTTCAGATGATAAAGTATCAATACTAAATTTAACTTTATCAATATCACGTTCACATTCTCTAGCATTATCTCTGTTTTTTATATAAGAATTATAGTCATTAAAAAGTTTTTCATAAAGAGCTTCTAACTCATCGTGTTTTTCGAAAGTTTCTTTCAAATCATTATATGTCTCAATTGTATTAGTATCATCTTTGATTCTCTCAGATAATTTCGATATTATCTTTTTAAGATCTATAATCTGTTCTTGATATTCGTTTATTTGATCACTAGCAGATTCCATTTGCTCTGATATATATTTAAAGTTAGATGTCTTTTCATATCTTGATATGGATTTTTCAAGTTCTACCATTTTACTAGTTAACGATATATAATTATCATATTCTGTAACAGTTGAGAGAACATCATTCATTGCAGTTTCATTAAATATCCGTGTGCATGCTGCGATTGAATTATAGATATTTACTGTTTTGAAATCATTTTGTATACTGGGTGGCAATCTTTCTATTATAGATTTATAATCTGCGAATGAAAGTAATACATCTCTTATATTTTGATATGCATATTCCATATCTTTATAGAAAGATAAATCTTTTTTAGACTCACGTTCAACTTCACTATTTTCGAGTAAATTCTTTACTTGAATCCATAACTGTTTTGCTTCACACTTATCATTATTACAATTTTCAAATATTTTACTATCATTAACTGTACTCATTCTTCTGGAGACAGTTTTTAAAAACAACATCTGACTATCTTCATCAGAGTCTAGACCCATAATATGAGTATTTATATATTGTATCACATTACGATTATCTTGTAATAATGAAATAATCTTTGAGACAACCTTTTTTCCAAATTCATAGGTTTTATCAAGTTTATTTTGTGTATTTTTTATAAATACATAAAATTTATCAAATTCATCTTTAGTGAAATCATAATTATATTCACCTAATAAAATTTCTATTGACGCTATCTTTTCTGTTAATTTTCTACGTTCCTCGATTAGAGATTGAAGTTCTTTGTCATTATTCTCCTCTTTTTGATATTGTACTTCAAGACTGCGATGTTGTTCCTGCAGTTGATTAAGTGTAGATAAATGATTTTGGATTAATATATTAGACGAATCAATTTGTGCTTGATTACGTATAACTTGCTTTTCTAATTCAATGATTTTAGATGCATAAAAAGAAGCATCTGTTGATTCTAAGTCGTTAACATTTTCAAGAATTTTATTCATTTTATCTAATTTTTTTAATGTACTAGATAACCTATCTTTTAGTGTTGCAGTATCTTCTATTTTTTCTATTTCATGATTATATATTGATAGCAGACCTGATAATTTACCGAACTTTTCTTGTTCTTCTTCAACTCGTGCTTTCAAAACAGCCAAACGTTGTTTAGCCTCTTTTTTATCTTGTATACCTAACTTATTCATTTTATCAACCAAATGAGATATCATCGCTTTTACTTGAATTAGGTCATTATTAATTTTTTTATAATATGAGAGAAAAATTCCTATTTCATCAAGAAGTTTACTCATGAAAGTTTTACGTTCAGTTTCTGTTAGGTTTATCATCGAGGTAACGTTACTACCTATTCTTATAAGTTTAAGATGATCTGGTTCGATACCTAACTCTATTCTTACAAGTTCTTTAAATGATGTAACATTTCCATTCTCATTTAATTCATTACCATTTTTAGATATATAAGATTTAACAGAATGATTTTTATTAGTTTCTTTATGAGCTTTATATATATGCTTAATTATATAATAATCATTATTATAAGAAATATGGATTTCTTTATATCCATCTAAACCTGAAAGTATAAGATTTAAACTATCACGCACGTCTAAATTTCCCACACCAGCAAATGGATGGAGTAGACTTAATATGGTGGTCTTACCCGAACCATTCGGTCCAATAAGTAAACAAACCTTATTCATTGTATTACTAAAATCAATACTGAATTCATTACAGTCCATTGCATTCTTTATAGCTGCAAAGTTTTTAAATATAATTTTTTCAATTTTCATAAAAAAATATTCCTTTCATTATAAAAATCCTTATTTTTAAGTTTTTTCAATAATATAAACATATAAATAACTCATATTTGTTCGTTTTTAAAATTCCAAGTTTTAACGTTAGAATATTCATATATGTTGGACGCGCCTCCACATATAATCTATAATGATTATAAGCTAACTTAAAAATTTCCATCTAACGTTAGGCTTGTTATTATATATGCTCATTAGTATAATGACTGCAACTTTAACTAATTCTTCGACCTCACTGCTTGAAACGATCACTTTAGTTATTGGCTTAAATACCATAACACTGTCATTTGTTTTCTGGTCCTCCGATGTACAATATTACAAGTCATTATACTACTTCTAAAGAATTGTGAGAGTGTACTGTGGTTAAGTACACTCTCACGTTTTTTATTTTAGATTATAGATAGATTTTATCATGTCGTTAACATTCTCAACATTCACACATACTAAAATTCTATATGTGTAGTATGGTGATTTATTATTGAAATATATTGTCATCGTCCTATAATCAATTCTGTAATCAGTATTTTCATGTTGTATTATACCTTGTCTTCGAACTTTTATATCTAAAAATTCAAGTAAAGGTAAACCGTTATCAAGGTGATATTTTATATTAGCTCTCAATGAATTATTGAGAAGTTCATCTATACAAATAGAGTCGAATTCTTTTTCAAGCCTGCACGAAGCTTTACTAAATAAGTGCCATCCTGGTCTAAGATTTAAATCTTCTCTTGTAAGAACGTCTGTAAATACTGGTATAAGTTTATCAGATTCAGCATCAATTTTAGGAAGTTTGATGTTATAGATATTATCATTAAATATATAATAAAAGCCTGTACTATAGAATTCGAGTCTCATGGAGAATGATACCTGATATTGATTCATAATATGACCGTTCTTTTCACCTTCATCCCAACTCAAATCTGAAAACATTGTATCTATATGAGTAGGATAGTATCTATAAAATTCTCTAGTACCACTACTACCTTGAAGTTTATATGTGATAGGTGACATTGAGTTTTGTTCAAGATATTGTAAGAATGTTTTAGTGGAATTATCAGCATCAAATAATGGTATACCCGAAATATCAGATACTATTTTCAACATTTCTTGTGGAATGTAACTCTCTAAGAACACTGGTTCAAATCTTGAACTATTCCATACAATGGCGTTTTGTAAATAATGTACATAATCGATTTGATTCATTAATGTTGAAAATATCATTATTACATCGACATATAATATTGAACGATTTTGTTGATATTTTATCATTAAATCATTCCGAGGATCTTCAAAGAATGGCTGAAGATTTGTGGCACCTCTAGTATGATATAAATTATATTGCCTCTCTATAAGAGGTGTTCCTTTGAGAAAACGTTCCTCATCCTCTGTTCCTATTCTTGGTCTAAAGATTATCATTGGTTTCGTTTTCTTAAGAAATTCATGATTAGTACTTCTTATTTGTCTGTGAGCAATTTTTGAATTAACATGAATTGTTTTAAACAAATCTTCGGGCATTATGTCAAGAACATGCTTTTGCGCCCATGCTAATACATTACCATATGTATGTGACATACTTGTCATCATACTCACAAATCGTTTATCTGGATTATATCTATTGTCAAGTACTGACGCATCTACCATATGAAGACGTTTTTCTTCTTCTTCTTTTTCTTTTTGTATTCGTTGATATAAATACATTAAAAATTTCTCCTTTCACTTAAGGATTTAATATATGTTAGTATTTTGTTTTTAAATGAAAATATAACACTGTATTAATATTTTATCAGAAAATGGAGAGGAGATATATTAATGAAGAAAAAACTTATTTGTATTCTTGGTGATGAGAAATCAAAGAAATCAGAATTTGTAGCTCAAGCTATCAAATATGCAGTTAATGAGAATTTCATAATTGACTATGTAATAGATGATGATATTGATTTGAAACATGGTAAGATTTTAAGAATGACTACTCCTAAAGAAATGGATGATATAATGACAAGCGTAATCAATCAAGACCTTCAGGTTATAGTTATTTTTATAGACAACCCATTTATTAAATTGAGTGACGAGTATAAAAAAATTAAAAGAATAATGAAATGTAAAGGATATGATAATAACATAACCAATAAGATTACTTTTGATTCTTATGGTTTTACATTCATTAATTTACCAATTATAAGAAAGTACGAAATAAAGAGATTTGTTAAAAATTGTAAGAAATTTATTAATAGTAATGCATATAATCCTGAAATATAAAAAAAGAGAGTGTGTGAATAAATATTCACACACTCTTTAATATTAACCAATAAATTTCTTGATATATCTATGGATATATTTATCATCCATGACCCAATCAAGAAAATACAATGCTGAAATAGCTGTGGGTATTTCGTCATATTTACTAACGGCATACCGGCTTCTCATTGTCGGTTTACTATTTATAAACGCTTTATAAAGTTCTGGGCGTTTATTGAATTTTGTATCTTTTATTGCGTCACCAAGAGCGACCAATATATATTCATTATTCTCACTTATTTTTATTCCTTCTATTTTCTTAAACTTTGGGAGATTTGTTAAATCATAATCCCCCGATGCTAGAATATAGCTTAACCTGATAATTGTGAAGATAATTTTATCATCTTCACCAGAAGAGAAAAAGAGTGATCTCGGTACTAATTCGGTGAGATCATTCGTTGCTTTTATAATAAGGCGATTTTTATCCTTATTGTTAGAATCTTTTCGCCTATATGATGAATATAAAATATTCTTTAAGAGTATATTCCTATATTCATAATTATTAGTCACCTGTCTTATCAGATATATTACATCATCATATATATCTGAAATTTTCTGGTAACTTTCTTCGTATTTATTAAAGTTACCAAACCTGTTTTTTGTCATTTTCTCCAATGACCCAGTTATTAAAGACTGTATATAATGACTTAAAACCCTCAATCTAAATGTATAGGTTTTTGGGTCCATTGTCACATCCCAACGTAATATGGACTGAGACATGAAATTTTTGTCATTGATGTTTATTCCTTCATCTTTAATAACTAATTCATCATCATTCGTTGTTTCGAAATACGTATCACGTGGTATACCATTAATATCACATAACACTGCAGCCAAACTTGTTTCCAAATTTGCTGCTGAAATTTCGAATTGGTTTTTGGGCTCATACCCAATATCATGGTGTTTTAACCTAACACCATTAACTTTATCAAGAATATTACGGTTCTCGATAAACTCCAACATCTCATTTGATATAGCCTGTTTCTTACTCATTTAATATCATTCCTTTCATTTATTTTTTGATAAGAGTAAATATTATACATAGTGATAATATATAAATAAAAGAAACGTATGTAGATAAATATCTACATACGTTTCTTTGTTAAAACCACTTATATTTTTTATATTCTTCATTAAAGAGTATGTACCTGAGCCAATCATCCACTAAAATTGCTATTAAAGAAATAAATACCCAAAGTATTGAAAAATACAAACATATTTGACCATTTACATTAAATGGTAAATTAGAATAATCCCAGACATTTAAACCGAGTTTGATATTTACAATATACCCAGTTGTATATTCAAAGCACGTTATCATAAAACCACTTATAAGCATTTGTTTTATTACTGGCATATCCCAAGTATACCAATTATTCAATCCACCAATGACTATTCCACATACCCCAGCTAAAATAAACATAGATATATGCGAATAACCTCTAAAAAGAATTTCTAGATTGACATAAATAGAACCATTTGTAATAAACAAAACTAAGTATTTAAAAATACATTTGAGTATAAATTGAATTTTCTGTTTCATAAATATCACCTCTGAAAAAAATTTGAGACGGCATGATTAGTTAATCATGCCGTCTCAGATAAGGACGATCACACAAAAAAAGTGTAATATGCCAGTACTTTAGGTTTAAAGTACTTAAAAATATGATAAAATAAATATTAAATTGTCGGTGTTAAAACCAAATGCATGATTTTATCATAATGTTAATTTATTATTCAGGAGTATTTACATTAACAGGTTCATATTTTGAAAAATCAATGTCTACCTGAAGAATTTCATCAACAGATTCAGCATTTTTGATGAGAATTTCATTATGCTGCTGATACGTAACAATTGGTTTCACATACTCAAGCATCTTAAGATACAGTGTAACAAGTTCTTCAAATGTATACGGTACACACTCTTCACCAGTTTCATTCCATGTTAATGGAATTTCCATACCGATACTCTGTGCATATGTATATGCCTGAAGAACACCTGTAAGCTGATTCTGTTTATCAGATGTAACTGTATAGAGTTTATGGTTATATACCATAGGATTATCATATAAATATTTTTCAAGATTATTTTTATTTTTCTTGATTATATACTCCTTAACTTCATCAAGAGATAAATCATTGATATTTACTTCATATCTAAGTTCTGCAACGTTCTTAGAAAGATTATTGATTATCTCATCATAAGATAATGGAGGATAAACCTGAACACCATGCTCGTCAGTAAAGATATTGGTATCTGGATCATAGTAATGTTTATAGGCTTGAACATCATTATTTACTACTACTGCATAATCAAAGATTAAGTTTCTCTTAAAATCATCAAGTGCAGTTTTAGAACTTATATCAATTATCATTTGAACCTGAAATTTTTCAATATCATTTTCAATAATACGTTTTATAAGTGCACCTTTCATTATATAAAACCTTCTTTCTTCTGAGGAAAACTATTAACTTATTGTTTTATAAATAAAATTAACAAGGTAGCGATAAAATGTCACTACCTTGTTAATTTATTATATTTTGAATGAATTAAAGAAATCATCAACTTTATGAACAGTTTCAGGATTAATATTAGAATATATAATATTATCTTTATCTTTAATTATTGCATGTCTATGTGAATTATCAATACCAACTAATGATTCCATAGGGAGATCAAATGATTCCATGATCATTTGTGTATTTACATCTGTTCTTCCGACAGCTTCTAAAATTTCTTTAAGTGGAATCATTACATCGTTTACTTTTTCCTTTAAATCATTCACTGATTCAGTAACCGTGCGAATAACTTTATTAATCGGTTTTATTCCACTTATTGCATGAGCTTCTTTATGAGATGGATACCATACTGCATCATATGTTATAAGTCTTCTTACGATAACAGTTGGCTTATTATTAATAAGCTTTAACGATGCTATAGCTCTACAGCTAAATGATGGTTTCCATCCAGCCAGTATTTCTTTACCAAATCCAATGCCAATATCATTTTGAGCTGATTGAATCTTTCCTTGTAATAAGTTACCATGCATTTTAGGTTCCATAATTTTGAATGCTCGTTTTGCAGGAGGAACGTTTTGTATTCTCTCAGGACTAAGTTTTTCATCAGCTTTTTCAGGTGTTGGATGGTCAAACTCACCAAACCAACATCCATCACGTAGCAAACATTGAATTTTTTCTTGTTGAATACACTCCCATATATTATCAGCTTTGTACATTCTCTGATTACGATTAATCACATCAAATGACTGAAGGTTGGTATCAAAAGTTACATAAAATAAGTTATTATTATTACATACATCAATATTATTGATGAATTTTTCACCACTAACATGTTCAGATATATACATTAATCCCATATCGTCAGTTAATGCATTTTTCACTTTTATCACATCCTTTTATCAGTTTTTTATTATAATACTGTATTAAAGTTATTTTATTCAATAATCTCTATTGCTATTTTACCATTAAAATAAAATTTACGTTCGCCACTGTATAAATACCCATCATTATACCAATCAAGTTTGGCTGATGTCATTGGTATATAATAAGCATGCGGAATATAATCATCATCACCCACAACATCTATTGGGTGTGCTACAGTTATACATCCCGTTGATTGTTGGTATGTCATATTATCATGATAGAATTCTTCAATAACAGTATCAATAGTGGTCGTACATAAATAATTAGTAGCAGATTCACTAGAACTTGTAGGTACGGGAGACATATTTCTAAATATAGTTGATGGACGTATAACTCCAATATTATTTTTCTTTGTTTTTGCAAATATAATTGTACCTTGTGAGATATTTGCATAAGACGCTACATCATTAATATTACATATACTAAATCCAACACTATTATTATTTATTTTAAATATATATCCTATAAAATTATAGAAATGATTATCATAGTTATTTGAATCACCACTAGTCTGAGAATCATAGTATCCAGTAGGTGATGAAGTATATGAACGCAAGACTAATAAAGTATGTTTATAATCATCATTCATAATGATAGCTTTAAATGTATATAGTATTTTATTGTTTTTAATGAAGCTGATTTCAGGTTCAGGAAGTTCATCAGTGGTACCATCGCTATATACGTTACAATTGATTGAATCAAAAAAATCAGGCATATTATTTTCAAACCAAGATTTTATATTTAAAAACAATGATGCATAATTAGAACATTTTCCAATAAAACATGTTTTTTGTATACCCATAGATATTCACCTCTATTTTTAGTGATCCAATTGTACCGCTATAAAACCATTATAATAAAAAGGTAATCCTTCAATATCAATAATAGCATCACTGTAATAGTCCGTTGTAAATTGTGCCATAGATACAGTATAACATGTTGGACAGTAATCATCATCACCTATTACCATAATCGGAGACAGTACAGTTTTTTCTGAAAGTGTTGGCCCAAAATAAATAGTTGGATAACTCATTGTTTCATCAACACTTTCTATTGTAGCACAATATAAATGATTATAATTCTCAATTGGGTTTGTAGATGAACTAATCGGTATTTTTGTAGCCGTTCGAACATTAGAAGGTTGTATCATTGCAACATTACCATTATTAGTAATCGTAAAAATTATAATTCCTGGACTTCTCCATTTTTCATTTTCTTCATTAATAAATTCAAAAGTAAATGCAAATGTTGTATCATTTATTAACAAAATTTCCGATATAAAATTTGAATACATAAAAGTACCAATTTGGCCGTTAGTATTGTTATTACGATAGCTTGTAGGTCTCCATAATGAACCTTTTGAATATATATATTGGAAAATATCGTATGATAGGAAATTAACTCCGCCAGCATTTAGATTTTTATATCTAAATAATACAACATCATCTTTTTTAAAATCAATATAGTTATCTGCTGAATTAAATGATTCAGATCCGATAATCATATCATCGCTATCTCCACCACTCCATTTGATATACACAGAGTCAAAAAATTTTGAGAAAAATGATGAATAGTCTTCTTCTATTATTTTTTTTATTTTTAAGCATGGTTTAGCGAATGAATATGCAACGTCACGATAATCCTTTTCTCTGTTTATTCTTATTCTCTGAAAATTCATTTATAAATTCACCTCACTGTAATTCAATAGCAATAACGTCATTGTAATAAAATTCTCTCATCCCTACTTTTATTATACAATCTGAATTAGAATGTAGTTTGGCACTACTTGTTTGAAGTATGGATGTATATGGTAGATAATCATTATTTGGTAATGCTATTGGAGTAAAGCATGTCTTTGTTTTTGTTTTACTCTCATAGCCATAAGGTAAGTTAATAACATTACTCATTATATTTTTCGTAATTACCTGTAAATAATTATATTCTACACGTCTAGAATTATTTACATACGTATCAACTTTATGTATGTTGGCATAATGTATAGATGGATTAACTGTTGCTATTTCGCCATTATGTGTTTTCATAAAAAATACTACCCCAGGTCTTCTGTATTGAAAATCAAGCTCAACATTGTTACATAAAGAAAATGCAACTATATTTTCACTAATTTTAATTATTTCATAAATAAAATTACAATACTCTGGAGAGAAACAATTTTTCAATACTCCTCCCCAGTTAGCCAAAACGTTATTACTATCAGCACCATATGGTTTAGTATAATATCCGTCTAATGTTTTTGATTTAAAAAGTAGTCTACTATATTTTACATCATAACTACTATTACCTGGGTATGTTGAAATAATGCTTTTAATTATTTCTTCATTTTCATAGAAGTTTATGACAGCTCCCCTGTTGTTATAAGATTTTGCTGCCAAAGAATCATCGACTACAATATTATCAAAAAAATTTGGCATATTTTCTTCAAACCAAGATTTTATATTATTAAACATTGCAGTATAATCATTATGATTTTCTATTGGAAAGCGTTCTATACTCATATAGATATTTCACATCCTCTCGTATTTATATAAAATGATATACGTATATTTATTTATACGTATATCATATATTTTTATTCTGTATCAACTTTTAACTACTATAAATCCATTATAGTAATATAAATCATCATTCTTTATATTATTTCTCTCATCATCATTTTAACCCAACTACTGTATTATATATAATACAACGGGGTCATATCTAAATGATATGTATCAGCCCAACGATTTATGAGTTCATCTCTTGCAGACTCAGCATTTGACCACTCATCAAGTTTTAAATTTATATTTCCTATTGCAGTATTTAATTCCGAGTACATCTTAAGTGTAGGATATAAATTTGATTTTACATCCAACATAGCTAATTGTATGAATGAATCCCTGCAAGTTTCTGGTATTGATGCTAATGATTTATCATGTTCAAATCCTAAATCTAATACTATTGAAGAACTACTGTATATATTATACAGATATAATTTTCTGGGATATTCAAATTTAAACGTCATTTTCGGCATCATTGTACTGATAAGATGTGCACCAGCATTTGCAAGCATTGTTTGATTAATTACATTACCTGTCATAAGTGGCATACCACCACCATAATATCCTAAACCAGAAAGACATGAATCATCATAGGTGACATCAAAAACGTATAATAGTTTTCGATTTTTAAAATCTGGAAGTAAATATACTTCATACTGGTCTGTTTTTTCTAACCTTTCAAGGTCACTTGTCTTAAGTTGTAGTCTATCTCTACATGGATTATATAAAGAGAAATCAGGAATTGTTATATCTTGTAAAATAGTTAATATAGTTTCGTCTATATTTTCAAAGGGTGTAGCTATCGCCATTAATCCTAATGATAACTTAATACGTGTTATTATATTAGACATATTCATATATTATTTCACCTCTTATATGGATATTTCTTGTCTTAAAACATTGTTTTAATCATACGTTATTTATGGATGGTGATATAAATTATGAAAAAGAATATACGTCAGTATTCTGACCAAATAAAATTAATTATTATATCAAACTCTACTTATATAAAGAAACGATTATCTATATTTCCAAAGTCTTTAATAAGTAAAATCAATAGAATGAAATTAGATGGAGAAATAGAAGTTAAAGGTAAATCGTATACACGAAATGAACTTATAAAAGAGGTATTGATAAAATATAAATCGTTACATAGAGAGTCTTTTACTTCATCATATAATAATATCAGACATTCATTTATAAGAGAAGCAAAACAAAACAAAGATAATGTTCAAGATGTATATGAGAAGTATCGTAGTATGTTAACCGAAAGACTTAAAAATGATAAAAGTGATTTGTATTTCTGTTTGGATGCATTAAAAGTAGTTGAAAAAAGTTTAAAAAAATAAAGAAAGAAGTGAGAAAGTATCTTCTCACTTCTTTCTTTATTTCGGTTTTTTTTTGATTAATCCTCGAGAAGGAATTTGTCGGCAGCCTTTTCCATTAATGCAACAGCCTGATCAGCGTCGATTTCATCATCGGTGAACTTCTCACAAATTGCATCAACTACTTCATCAAACTTTGATGTATTTTCATCATCATATGACTCAGTCAAATCATAATCTGTATCAATGTCATCAAAAATAGATAAGGACTCACTCTCATCAAAGCATCTATCTTTAGCTTTTTCAATAAGGGTTGCGCCCTGCTCATCATTGATGTCACCGTTATTGTACTTCTCACAAATAGTACTTACAATATTCATATAATCTCTTGTATTATTCATAATTTTTTAACCTTCTTTCTTTAAAAATAAAAAATATTATTTCTTTGTTTGACTAGGTTTATTATCATCCTTCTCGATTTGTTGGATTTCATCAAGTACCTTATTTATAAGTTCATCAATTTTTTCAATAATTAATTCCTGATTTATATATTTAGATAATTCTGGGTATTTTTCATATATTTTTGAAATAACCTCAGCACGTTTTACTACACCTGCATGAATTATATGCTTTTTTATATATTTAATTTCAACTTCATATACATATTCAGCTATAACGCCAGAAATTTTATGAATCGTATTTTGAATTTTTTTAATATCATTATATTTAATTAGATTTCTGATAATATTAAATATTGAATAAACTAATATTACTATACCTATACACAAAATCCAATTATCAGCTATCATTTTAAAGAACTCTTTAACATTTTGAATCATTATTGTTCCTCCTCAATAATATCTTCACATTCGGTGTAGTTATTATGTAAGTCAGATTTATCGTTTTGATTATCAATACGATAATATTCTAATTCAGTGTTCTTCTCAGATTTGTTTTCAAAATATGATTTAACGCAATAGAAAAGAAAGGACATCGTTTCAGCAACCACTGCTGAAATTAATGAACTTAAGATAGATAAATCTTGGAAATGATACATTACATACATTGAATATATCTCTATAACAGAGCAATTAATAATTATAAAAATCATCAACTTCTTTGTCATGGTTATAATACCTTTGCCATTTTTCTTTTCGGGACCATACTCATTGTATAAATTTACCAATGTTTCTTTCTCTTTATTTTTAATAGCTTTTAGTATTGTCTTTTTGCATTTTTTATTAAATTTATCAAGTCGTTTATTTTCTTTATCAATATCTTCTTTGTCCCATTTTATCCCTAGATTTTCAGCTTCTTTAAATATTGATGATACTACATTTTCTTCATCCTTTTTATCCATCTCTCACACCTCTTTATTTTTTCTTTAATTCTCTAATCTCTTTATGAACAGACATTATATTCTTAAGAAATACGGCTGCACCAATATCGGTTAAAATATCGAGAACTGTTGTACCACCAGTCATTGCCGTAACCTTGAGATCAATAGTTGTTATTTGGTCAAACAATATCTTTTCTTCTTTTTTAAAACGTTTATAATCCATCTTATTTTTAGGCATTTCTGTAAATAATTGATCTATTGATGAATTGAGTCCTTTTATCTGTGCTTTGAACTTTTTAGCTTCATTATTACTAGCTTCTGATAAAGCACTTTTGGCAACGATTAATGTTAGTAATCCGATAATATTAATTGATAATTTTTTGTAAAGTTTCTTTTTCTTTTTACTCAATTCAAGGTCTTTTTTCTGCTCATCAGTAAGTTCATCTTTTTCAGATTTATCTTTATCAGTATTCTTAATTTCTGATTCGAGAACAAGCTCCTCAAATATCATATCAATATCCATAGTATTTTTACACTCCTTTTAAATTATTTTTTATCTTATTGTCAAAAAAAGAGTGAAGCACATCTTCACTCTTTTTTATAGTTATATTTTTTCTTTAAGTTCTTTTTTGCAAAATTTTTATCATCTTTTTAAAATCATTCTTTTGTTTTATAAGATCATTTATATAATCACGTTTTAATTCTTTCTTAATACTTGTCAGTAAATCTTTATTGTCATCAGTAAGATCCCTATGAATTCTATTAAACTTACTCTGTAGTTGAGATGTTCCCATAATTATTAGTGGCTCATATACAAATATTCTGGGGTTGCCATACGCAGCTATAACACAGCCTTCAACTATGATTTTATATTTATAATAACTCGTTTTTGATTCTTCTAGCAACCATTGAAAGAATTTATTAAACCAGAAGGTTGCTATATCACGGTTCGGATTTTTATTTGTAGCTATGTCACGACCAAGTTCCCAAGGCATCTCAGGATGTTCATTTATAAAACGCATAATAATAAAATCTTGTTTTTGAGTTACTGGATTATTTACAACTTTTTTAAAGTATTTTTCTCTAGGATGACAAAGCCGTACTAACAACCAATCTAGAGTAACCAATGCAGTATTCTTCTCTTCTGTATATAGTTTTTTAGCTAATGTACTTTTACCATCACCACTAGTTCCAGTTATCCAGAGTGGATGTCCAGGACCCCATTTATCCATATTGATAACGAAATTTGGTTCGTTAAATAAAACATTTTCACTATAATAACACATTAACTCATTATACTTATTTTCACTAAGCTTACCTTCTAAATACTTTTCAATTATCACTTTTTCAGTAATAGATTTATTTTTAGCTTTATTAATTATATTCTTAGGTAACTTAGACTGTAAATTAGACACAAAATATCACCTCGATATAAATTGATTTTAATTCATTGTTTTTATTAGGGTATTGAATATAAAAAAAGAAGCGTGAAATTAATCACGCTTCTTTATGTTATAAATCATAGGTTTAAAACATTTTAACACAACGAACTAAATCTAGACAGTCGTTGCCAAAATTTATTATGTCAGGATCGTCCAGAAGCGAGCTAATACCTCGCCCTCTCATTCCCCATAATAGTTTATGGGCTCCATATACTTTAACTACATCAGGACGTCTCAAATAGTCCTGTATGTTTTCGGCTATTTTTTCTATAATTGTTTCTCTTGAGGTATATCTAAATATAGCCGAGGATATACCTTCAATTTTGCCATCTAGGTCCTTATTTTTCTTGAGGATGAGCTCATAATCCATCGAGCAATAAATAAATATATCATCGATGTATTTATCAGTCACTGCCTCAAATAATGCTATTTTTAAAGCAGGGACGTACCCATACGGGTATGAAGGATCCTCTAATCTGTAGTGGATTGCATCCACCACAACTCTTCTATCACTATGATTCTTGTCCATATTTTCTTCCTTTCTGTGTTTTAACGTCTTTATCCACCTGACGATCGAAAAACTTTTTTAGTTAAAAATTATGTAATCATTCATTAAATAACTTAACTCGACACCGTTGCTATAACGTTGAGGTAATTATTTACTGATTACATCAAAATAATATATAATTATGATAATTGATTTTACAGAAAAATAATGTGTATGGAAAATAATCCATACACATTATTTTTATAATTCTTCTTTTATTAAAATGAGCTTTCTGTATTCTATCAGTATTCTATGTTGTTAGGTATTTTTTCTTCCATTTCTTCTCATATGCTATCATATCGTCAGAATGATCATCATATTCGAAGAATGTTTTCATAGCCCCAGTAGAGTCAACTATCATAGTAAGTACAGTCCATTTGTTTTTTTCAGTCAATTTATCTCTTTCAGTTTTTAAAACCTTATCTATTTTCATAAAGAGCTTGACTAAATCATTTTTAGATACACCTGCAAAGCTAAAACAATCAATATACCTGCTATTTGTCTTGGCATAAAATTTCATTGAATAACTTCCGCTAGTATACCCAACAAATAATACTGTTTTTTTCCATCCGTCAGGAAGATAATCCTGAATCAGATCAAAAACATTCTGGAAAATGCTATCATCTATAGTTGTTCCTCTTTTTTTAATACTTGCTTCCAGCAAAAGAATTGTTTTATTAGTATCAATTTTGCCTTCTCTACATTTTTCAAAAATGATATCATTAATATCAATCATTATGATTACCCCTTTCGTATATTTAATTAGTTTATTACATTATCTTTATAATTCTTCTTTAAGTTCTTTAGGTAACATAAGACCTTTAGTTACTAAGTCTGTATTAAGTCCCATACCAAGAAAATATACTGATGTAGTATTTAATGTAGTCTTATTAAGTACATCCTCATCCAAATCATTAAGCGATACATATCCATTTAAAGATATATCTCTAAGCATCTGTTCTTTCATATAAATATCATCAGCTCTGGGGCCATTAAGTTCTTTTAATGTATTAGTAAGACCAAGTGAAATAAGCATTATGTTCTCAAGGTCAGACTCTCTACCATTTTTATCACCACCAGTTACCTGACCAGTGATAGCAGAACGTTGATCAATATTAGTTGAAATACCATTCTTTTTACTAACAGTTTGTTGTGTTCTTTTTATGTTGATATAACCAACAGGAACTGGTTCTTTTGTACCTATTACCTTACTCTTATCCATTGTCAGATGAGGCATAAATACATCTTCAAATAATGGAACATTGATAACTTTAGCAGCTCGTTCAATGTCTTCCATATTTATACTATGTTCATAATCAACAATATCAAGAATTAAATATGCGTTTTCATTAGCAAATAATGCTTTAAAATAATTATCAAATTGAGCATCAGACATTGGTGAGAACAAATCTTTGTATTTTTTTGTATTAGTTCCTGATTTATCAAATGCATCAAAAAAATCATAAATTAATTTTTCCATTTTCTTTCTTTTGTTACTGGATATTGCCATTTATATCACCTGCTTTCAAAGAATAGCCCTCATTACACATTTTTATTTTCAAGCTATCTCTATATACTTGACCATCAATATCTTTTACAGATAATAATGATATACCGTATATATTATTATTATCATTATAAATTCTGAATAATAAGAAAACTTTTTCATTTATTTTTGCAATGAAACGTCTTATGTGACTATTACGACTTCTCACAGTTAATGTCTGAGGTTTAATTCTACCCATAAGGTATGCATACATATCCTCATTAAGCTCGAAATCAATTCTGATTTCCTCACCGAAAAACATAACTATTTCATCTGGAGTGAGTTCTTCTATTTTATATACTAATTTGGAATAATCGTTTAATAACTCAGTTCCATCAAGAGTTCCAGATTCACCAAAAATTTGGTAGTTATTAGTTGAAATTGATATAGTATCAATAAAATCTCCCTCGAAATATTTTAAAGATAGATTATCAGATTCATTAACATCAATTTCTCTTTGTATACCATTTATAATATCAAGAGTGTCAATATTAGACTTTTCCATTTCAAAAATTATATTTTTAACTTTAGAAGACATGAATAAGTCATGGTGTAATCTTATATAATAAAGATATACTTTTGAATATTTAATAGGGTCTATCTGAATAGATCGTAATGTTAATGTTATTAAACCAGCTATTTCATTTTCACCAGTTTTTTCCTTATTTTCATTATCAATATAAGCTAAAAGTTGTCTCTTTATGACATCTTGATATGGTCTACAGCTTATCATGTTAAATGTGTTGAAATCATTTATTCTAGTAGTTAATGTATTATATATTGAATACTCCTCAAATTTCCAAGGAATAATATTGAATACTAATATTGTGATAATTTTATCATTACTATATGGAAAATCTCTCTTCTCATATTCTTCAGAAATCAAATCAACTATATGATTTATTGTCATAAATATATCTCTCATATCTTGACCAGAAAATGCAGGTGATATAATTAATCCACGAATCATATTATTAAGAATTTTATTATTAGGAAAATCTTTTAATAGAATCTTTTCAATTTCATTTCTTACCAGTTGAATATATCCATCAGTAACTATTTCTTCATTATATTCAGATGCTAAAACTCTGCAATATGTCTTAAGAGATAAATCAAAACTGTCAAAATGCTCAAAAAAAGTTTTTCTGAGACCGGGTTCACATTCACGAAGGGCATCTTTTAAGATACTCATTTTATCCTGTGCATCGTATATCATATTTTTTCACCTTCTTAAAGCATTATAATGTTACCATCAATATTTTCATAATAATTAGTTTTCATTTGTTCAAGAAATGCTATCATTTTTTCATTTCTTTTGTCAACTATTTTTATATAATTGAATGAATTCATGTTTGATTTCATAACTTCATCTTTAAGTGCTTCTTTAACTTTATCAACTTCTTGAATCTTTTTCATTGTATTTGGATTACTTCCACCATCTTTTATTTCAACCTCAAGATTTAAGGATGTGATAAAGAAGTCTGGTATATAGAAATGCTTTTCACCATTATACATATAATAATAAGTATGTGGTGATGGAGATATAACATCGGTTGGATCAAATGCTAAAGTTTTATCAAGAAACTCTAAAAAGCTTCTTTCATATGAACCAACATAAACTGATTTATGTACATGATCTCTCCATACGTATTCACCACTTATTTTTCTTTTAGCAAGCATAATCCTCTGCTGTTCAGGGTCATTGAGTAGATTGGTTTTGCCGTATTTACCTATCATTCTATTTTTAAAAGTTTCAATATATTTTTCTTTACACTTTGGATTATTACAAAACCTATTGTATTTATGTGTTTTATCATTCCAAGTAGTAGGTTTTTTACAGATTACACAATTTCCATGTGTTTTACCAGTTCTTAAAAAATATGCAAATTGCCATCCATCCATATCTTCTGGAATCATTTCAGAATGGTCTTTTTCAAGATGAGCAACTAAATCACTTACATCATAATAATACACATTACAGAATTTACAATATACACGTCTTTTAGTAGCCAAAAGAATTCACCAACTTTCATAAATTACTCGTTAATCTAATGTTTTTACAAGGTATTTTTACTCAAGAACTTTATTATAACATATTTTTTTTAATGAGGTGATTATAAATCATGAATACATTTATTCTACAAGAAGCTGTTGTAAGAAGATTCTCCGATGGAGAAATTACATATGAACAAGCGATTTCTCTTCTTGATGCAGTCACTAATAAATATGACTATATTACAGAAGGAGCAAACATTGATTATATCAAGCAGTATAGAAAAACTTTAAAAGAATATAAGATGCATGTAAAAATATTAAAGAAAATAGCTAATAAAGGTGAATTTAAAGATAAACCTGAATTTGAAAAAGAGAAAAAGGCAGCTATAAAAGCTCTTGAAGATGGCTTAGATATTATAAAGTCTATACCATCGGATGTAGTTTCAACTGTTCTTGCATACTTTGCTATTGGTTTAATAGATGCTATACAATGGACAATACCAGCATTATTAACGTTTGGTCTTGCAGCCTATGTAATATCTATAAAAGAGATTGTTGAAGTAATTACTGCTATTGTTACAGCAATCAAGAAAAAGGACGAAGAAGATATAGTTGATAATCTTAACTTATTTAAAACACGATATATTATGTATATTAATCATTTTAAGAAGTCCGTTGATGCAATTGAGAAAAAGTATCTTGTTAAAATTAACGGTGAAAAGAAGAAATGATAAAAAAGACGAGATGTATACGATAAATACATCTCGTCTTTTATTTTACATTGAAATAATTTTATTATATTAAAATTCATCACGGTGACATTGTAATAAGTCACATGATAATCTAACGAAAGGGTGATTAATCATGGCGGTTGATCCAACTTATGGAGTCAATAATTTTAATAAAGCAAAAGTTTTAACAGAAGAAGAAACATATGTGCATAACATATTAACAATTTTACTTGGTAAACCAGGATTCTATCCGTCGATACCATATCTTGGAATGGATATACAACAAGAATTGTATAAATTTGAAGATGAGATAGATACTGAAAAACTTAAGGCACAATTAGTATCTCAATGTAGTGATTTTTTACCATTAGTAAAAAATGGAGATTTTGATATTATAACTACTAATTATAATAATCAAACTCTGTTAATTTTTCAGTTACCTGTTATAATTAATAATAATCATATTGCACTTGCAGTTGGTATCACTTTGAATAAAGGACAACTAGTTTATCAATTTACAGAAAATCCTATAAATACACAAATTATTTAATTATAAAAGGAGGAACTAAAAAATGTCCAATAGTATTAATGAAATCAACAATAATAGTTTTTTTAGCGATTCAGGTGCTCAGAGGGATGAGTCTATTCCTCTCGATTCGCTTATAAAAGCTAAAAAAGAGAATACACCTCAGCAGACTGAAAAGAAGAAAGAACTTTCTCCACTTGAACAGATGAAGGTATCAAAAGAAAAAAATAGCAGTGGTATGGAAATTTCTAATGATGCTCTGAAAGAAAAGGAATTAAGAAATCCTATTATGGATGACCAGCGTCTTAGTGAATTTGAAGAGAGAGAATTAGAACTTGATGAAAGTATAAATAAGAGAAAAGCTATCGTTGTAATTAAAGAACCAACTAATAGCTTTGAATATATGAATTTAATGATGGAGCTTGATTCCGTTGTCCTTCATGATGATGGTACAGCAACTATTGAATATACAGATAAGCACGGAAATCCTATGACTCCTCAGTATATTCGTCTTCGCGAAGATGGAGATGAAGCTTTCGATCTTGGAAAGGATAAGAAAGCTATGGCTGAAAGAGCTAAGATGAAGGATGTTTCAGCACCGCCCGAGAATAATGACTCTGGAGCAATTGCTGGAGCTGCTCCTGATGATGAACTTAATAAGACAGTCCAGGTTCTTATTGATAAGACTGGACTCGGAACAGACTTTATTTTCAATGATGAAGAAAAGAAAAAGCTCAGTGAAGCTCCCGAAATTCAAATTCGTGAAATTGAATTTGTTGATATTGAAAGTATTATTTCTAAGAAAAGTGAAAAATCGTTTCAGGAATCTATATCAGCATATCAGCTTTCAAATTCTAAAACTACCATTTGTTTCCCAGCTTCAGGCTTTAGAGCTCAGATGAAGGGTCTTACATATGGTGAGATGGGTGACATTTCACTCTCTATGGATTCAGTTACATTTGATCAGTATAGAAAGCGCCTTTCAATCATATACAATAAAATGGTTAATAGTAATATTGGACCATTTAAGTCATTTGAAGACTTCCTTAAGGGATTTGCGTATGTTGATATTCCCATGGCACTCTACGGTCTGTATATTTCAACTCAGTCAGAAATACAGACGATTCAGCTTCGTTGCGGTAATGAAGAGTGTGGTAAATCATTTAATTGGGAATTCAGCACACGTAGTGTAATAAGACTTGAGAAGTGCTCTAAGCAGTTCCTTGAAAAGATGAAGGAAATTGCAACTTCTCCTGCTTCTGAATATGACAAGATTCGTGAGAAATCTGCTGTAATGAATTCTAAATATGTAAAATTACCTTATTCTGGATTCATTGTAGAGATGGGTATCATTTCAGCATATGAATTTCTTTATAACTTTATTCCGGTTCTTGATGAAAAGACATTTAAGGATGCTTTTGGTGAAGATCTGAATGAAATTTATATGAACAACGTTCTCTTACTTACAACAGTTAAGTCTGTCCGTGTTCCTAATGAAGACGGCACCTATTCTGTTGCAGAAGGATACAAGGATATTCTTGATGCTATATATAGAATTAATCCTGAAGAAATTAAGCTTCTTGCAGCTATTACAAATAAGCTTACAACTGAATATCAGTCATATTTCTCATTTGGCGATGTTACTTGTCCTCATTGTGGAAATGTAACACACGACCTTGACCTGACTATGGATGACCTGGTTTTTCAGACATATCAACGGTTGCTGAGTACCGAAATCAATGTACAGAACATGCAAAGTTTCTCGATGTAACTCTTTCTTTATTTAAAGGAGAATTGAGTCTTACTGATATTTTGCATGAACTGCCATTTCGTAGGTTACTAGAGTTACGGTCTGCTCGTGTCAATCGGTTGATGGAAGAGTCTAAAGAATTGGAAAAATCCAATATAAATAAATCTAGTTAAGACCGAAAAAGACGATAAAAAGGAATCATTGTGAATAAGTAATAAATTTCTTTCTTTATTACTTACCTATGTTCAAAAATTATTTAAGTTTATTAAAGAAAGGAATTCGCCAAATGAAGAAGACAATGACTGAGTATATATCAGCATTATCTACTAATTCATTCGATATACTTGAAAGTATCATAGAAAAGAAATATCAAAAATTTATTACTTTATACTGGATGCTAAAAGATTATAGTGATAATATTTTTAGTCTTAAATATAAAGATACAAAAGATCAAGTTCTTAAAATAGAGGTTGAGCTTTCAGGTATTGATATAGACAAAGTTATGTCAGACCTTCATGACAGCATATCGGATGATTGTTCAGTACTGATATATAATGAAAAGAAAAAAATTCATATTGAAATAACAAAAGAAGAAAAATAAAAAAAAATAAGCGGTGTGAGATTTAATCTCACACCGCTTATATTAACTATTGAGGCTGTTTTTTGCAATTACTGCCTCAATGTACTCACATGTTGTATTCACACTATTCTCCAAGTGAGCACATACTGAAAGCCACTGCCACTCTCTTACCACGCCCTCTTCGCAACATTTGAGCATTACATCGTTTTGGATGCTTTTATTATTTACATGTCCATCAACGATATATTTATTATCTATGTTAGTATTAAATATATCATCAATTACTGAATCAATTGTGTCAATTACATTCTCATACTGCTCTCTATTGATTTTCATTATCTTATTACGAATGTAGTGTTCTTCGTATCCTGTAACGCCGAATCCGTCCTGTGATACCAGGTATTTATCTACAAGTTCATTCTCTATTTTTTCCCAGTTTATCTTCTTCGTCGTCTTCATTATTTGATTATATAATAGGCTTATACAATCATCAATGTGGCTCGCCCATATCTCACGGGATTTAAACGGACACTCATCTATGGGCGGATAGATGAGTGTTATTTCGTCTGAGTCCTGCTTTTCCTCA